TCTTGCAGGCAAAACCCGATACCGTCCGGGCCATCGATCATGCCCGCAGCGGATTCAACAAGCGCCTCGATCAGCGCATCATCCGCGTCATGATCGACCCGCAGATGCGCCTTCGCATCCGCCAGCGAAACAGCCGGATCGGCGGGGCCGGTGACAAGGCTGAGGCGGTCCCACATACTCAAACCTCACGGGTTTCCGAGACCGCACGCTTGCGTGTCGTCTCGCGCTTCGGCGCAGCCTGCACGACAACTGCCTTGCCAGCCTCGACAAGACGCTGCGCCTCGCGATCAGACACCTCGATTTCATCCCCGACCTTGTAGACCTCTTTGGCCGTGGCGCGGGAAATCAGCAATTTGACTTTCATGCTTGCCTCCATTGGCTTGGAAAACGGGCGGCCGAAGCCGCCCGTCAGTCGAAGCCATCGGATCAGGTGCCGGCATCCATGACCATCGCCTTGACGGCGGCGGTGTTCAGAAGCTCACCGTCGAACCGCTTGAAACCGACCATGCCGACCTGGAAACGCTCGGCGTAACGCTCACGCAAGGTCAGAACCTGAAAGCCCATGACCTTGCGCACGATGAACCGCGACAGGTCGCCAAAGATGATCGGGCGAGCCGAAGCCGCCGGATCGGCCATCGCCTGGTTCACGCTGTAGGGGAACCCGAGAAGCCGGTTCGGCTCACCCGTGCGAACGTCGCCCATCTGCCACAGATAATTGCCGTCGCCATCCTTGAGCTTGCGAATGGCTGCGAGCGTGGAGTCGTTGAACATCCAGCGCGCCTGCGGCGATGCCCGATAAGCCGGGTCCACCGAATGCAGAAGGTCGATGATCTCGTCAGAATCCAGTGCCGTTTCCGACGCCGCGACCTTGCCAGACCCCGCAACCGGCACGATGCCCTGCGGCTTGTCGCTGCCGTCGCCAGTGGTCAGCACATCATTGGCCAGACGGCCAAGGCGCTCACCGAAAAGCTCATTCATCAGCCCTTCAATGTTGAAAGCCGAATCCTGCAACAGTTCCATCGGTATCTTGACCATGCCGGTGTCGTAGACATAAGCATTGAGCTTCTTTTCCCCGAAGGTCACATCGTCGCCGTTGTCGTCGTTGACCTCGGCGTTTTCCGACTTGATGCGCCCGGTTTTGGCGGTGTCATCGACCGTCGGCCATTCGATTTCGCGGCCGTTGGTCGTGCTGATTTCGCGCACGATGTTGGCATCCCACATCGGGCCCCACATCGCCATCGCGCGGTCGATCTCGCCCGAAAAATCGGTCGGCACAGTGTAGCCGCCGGCGGCGTCCGTCCCGACGCTCTGCGCCCGCTCCTCCGGCGACAGGTCGGCCCGGCCCTCACGCAGAACATCGCGCTCCTCGAGATCGAGCGTGCCGACGCCGAAGCGGATCGCCTTGCCGAAAACCTCCTTGTATTCCGGCTTTTGGCGATTGTCAGCGGCGCGGGCCTCGGCGTCCTCGCCGCTCGGACGGCGCGGATCACCCGCATTCGCGCGCGCTTCCGCATCTTCCAGCTTCGACAGGCGCTCGATCTTCTCACCGATCTGGTCGTGCTCCGACATCATCGCATCGAACTCACGCTCGATCTCGCCGGCCCGGTCTTCGGGCGTTTCGTCGGTGATCTCATCAAACTTGGCACGGGCGTTGGTCGCGATCCGCGCCTGCTGCTCACGCAGCTCTTTGATCTTGCTCATGGTTGTCTCCATTCATTGAGCATGAAAAAGGCCGCCCCGAAGGACGGCCACTCGATAGGCTTAGGCGCGGTGCCGTCAGCCGTTCTCCCGAACCCGAAGGTCGAGGTCCATTTTCATGCGGCGCAACCTGGCGGCATGAAAGTTGTTCTGTTTCCGCTGGTGCTCAAGGTGGGCCTCAAGCGAGCGCAGCCCGATCTCTGTTCCCTCGTAGGCCGGGCTTGTAACCACCGACACATCGAACAGCGACGCCTGGCGGATCGTCCGCACGGGCGGCTCCTGCGTATCATCCCATTCCTGTTTATCGGCACGGAATGCGAAGCTCATCTTGTCCAGATCACCCCGTCGCATCTTGCCCACGATCGATCGAACGTCCGGGTCATCAGCGTCAAGCTCTGTCTCCATGTAGAGCCCCCGCTCGTCCTCCTTGAGCGTCAGCGTTCCCGAGCGAGTCCGCGCCAACGGCAGCCCCTCATGATTGACCAAAAACACAACGTCATCCCGACCGATCGCATCCCGGAAAGCGCCCGGCGCAATCCGCTCGCGGAACAAGCCCATGATGTCCGCTTCTTCATCGAAAACGGCAGCGTATCCCGCCACCCGCACGCCGTCATCGTCTGCCCGGACCTCAGCGGGAATCCCGCCCCGGATTTCACGCTGTGTCATCACTCTCTCCTGGTTCGATTTGCCCGCCCAGCGGGACCGTGGCCCCCTGCACAAGCAGCCTGTCACCCTCGGCATCATCGGGAAGGTTCTCCCGGCGCCGCGCCTCATTCGGCGTCAGGATCGCGTTTTGCACGCCCTGCGCGTAACCATCCATGCGCGTCTTGAAGTCGCCCCGCAGAAGGCCATCGACGTTCACCTCGACGTATTGCCGGTTGCTGTTGCGCCCGAAAAGCTTGAGGTTCAGCTCCTGCTCGAACTGTTCCACCCATCGCTTGATCGTGTGCTTGGTGAAATGCAGGTCTTGCTGCTCTGTATTGCTGAACGTGCCATGCGTCAGATCTTGCAGGAATGTCGGCGGGATCGAGTAGATGCGCGCGATCTGCTCAATGGTGAATCGCTGCGTTTCCACAAGCTGCGACTTTTCCGGGTCAGCGCCGATATGCTTGATCGTGTGCCCTTGAGGCAAAGCCAGCGCGAGGCGGTTCTCGTTTTTGGCTTTGCGCACCGCGTCCTGCAAATCCTCGGTCGCGCGCTGCATCCCTGAAGGCGACGCAAACGGGCCCTCGATCGCAAACGGCGGGACGCCACCATTGGAAAAGAACTTCGCCCCGTATTTTGTGACCGCCTGCGCCAGCCCGATCACATCCTTGTTGCTCAGGATGGGAGAGCGATGCGAAAGCATGTCGGATGTCAGCATGAACGGAACGTCGATGATTTCAGACGCTTCGTATTGAACGTGACGCTTGGACTCCGTGTAGATGTAGACCTTGCGGCCGTTTACACGCTTGATGCTCGTCGCCTGAGGATCGAGCGGCCACAGATTGATGGGGCGCCCCGTTGCCGCGCGCTCAACAAACGTGATACCCCGGCCATGGGTCAGCACCTGGTCGAAGAAATACTTGCGCCATTCAAACGACGACATGCCGTCATTCACGGCATCATGCAGCAGAGGCGCCACCCCGGCAGTCACGCGCTCGCGCCCCTGCGCCGTGCGGCGATAGACCTGCAACGGCAGGCCGGCCAGAGTCCCCGACAGGAAGTTAACCGCAGCCCACACCGCCGGCACCCCGAGTGCGGTGTCAATGTTCACATGCTCGCCCGACTCCGATACGCCATCCATGCCGAGAAACGCCATGATGTTCGGCGACGAAATGGGCACAGACGGGCTTTCAATGCTCGCGCGAAGCTCGGAAACCTCGCGCTGCAAATCCCGCTTGGACGGCCCGAAAAGCCCCATTACGTCACCTCAAATCGGTATTCAGGATCATCCCAAGGGGATGCAGGCGCAGGCTCTTGCGCGGTCATCGCCGCGCCCACTGCCATTGCCGCCGCAACAGCCAAGTCAATGCGCGCCGTCGAGCGCTGCTTTTCAAACCGCCGCAGCCCTGCCGGGCTTGACCAGAACGTCGAAGACGCCACGGCAGAACGAAGCGCCGGGTTAACCGCTATCCGCAGCCGCCCCTCAAGCAATAGCTGCTCAAACTGGTTGATGCTGTCCGGCATCCAGAGCGGGCTGTCCTTGCGCCTGTTGGTCCCCTGCGGATGCTCGATCAGCGGCAGGGTGACGCCCATTTCGTCAAGCGTTTCCTCGAAATTTCGGATCAGCCACCGGTCATACGCCAACGCCGCAATCTCGAACTCGCCCGCCATCTCCACAATGTCAGCCGCGACCTGATCAAACCGCACCAGTTTGCCCGGCGTCGCGGTCAAGTGCCCTTGCTCAACCCACACATCGTAAGGCGCGCGGTCTTCTTTGACCCGGCCTTGCAACGTATCGCCCGGCGTGTAGCCATGCGCGAACATCGCGAACTTGGGCCGACCCTCGTTATCCTCTTCGTCCCGAAACAGCGTCACGCGCGCCGTCATGTCCTTGGTCGCGCCAAGGTCGAGCCCGATCCAACATTCCCGGCCCGCGAACTCCGCAAGAGTCATGTCCGGGTCTTCGCAGGCTTCCCATGTCTCCCGCGCGATCCATGCCGATTCCGCATCTGTCCACTGGCAAAAGTGCAGGCGCCTGATGCCGTTTGCCTTGCCGGGGATTGCCTTTGCCTGCTTCGCCACGTCCCGCAGATAGTCCTCGGTGATCGTGACCCCGAGAAGCGGGTTTGCCTTGACCCAGCATGACGGGTCTTCAAGCGGATCATCGCCCTCATCAAGCGCACAGACATACGAGAAGGTCGTATCGTCATCGACCTCGCCATGCGCCACGTTCACCGCGTGCTCGTGTTCCTCCCAGCATACCGAATTGCGATCCGACCCGCTGTTCGTGATCATGAACAAAAGCGGCTGGCGGCGGAACTTAAAGCCCCGTTCTAGCATCTCCAATGTATCGCGGTTCGGGTGCTCGTGCAGCTCGTCCAGAAGCACGAAATGCGGCCGCATCCCCGAGCCTGTCTTGCCTGTGTCCCTGCCAACCGGGCGAAAGAAACTACCCGTCTTCATTTCAGCCATGTTGTTGACCGGGTTGATGCCGGTCGGCGTGATGCGGCTTTCCAGCATGGGCGATTGCCGCACCATGCCCACCGCGTCATTGAACAGGATGCGCGCCTGATCCATTTTCGCGGCCGCCGCAAACACCTGCGCGCCCGGCTCCTGGTCAGCCATCATCCCGTAAAGCCCGATACCACCCGCGAGCGGCGACTTGCCGTTGCCCTTTCCTTGCTCGATATAGGCTCGGCGGAACCGTCGCGATCCGTCTTCGCGCTTCCAGCCGAACAACGAGCCGATGATAAACGCCTGCGATGCACACAACTCGAACGGCGCCCCGTCGAACTGCCCTTCGCTTAGCCGCAGAACCGTAGGGAAAAACCGTAACGCCCGCGACGCGGCGTCCAGATCCCACACAATGCCCCGCGATGCGCCATCCTCAAGGTCGCGCAGGTGACGCGCACAGGATGCCCGAACATGCGGCCCGGCGACGATCTCCCCATCCGTGACAGCTTTAGCATAAGCTGTCGCAGGATCATTTGAAGAACTCGGCCGCCGGGTCCGCTTGGTCATCCGATTCTTTCGCCTGCACCTTCGATCGGCTCGACGGTGTGCACCCAAACTCAGCGAGCAGCGACTGCACCCGCCGCGCCGCGTCATTGCGCATCGCCACCGCCGGGTGCGCCTTAATCAAACCCGCCTCGGTCGTGTATGTCTCGCCACCAGCCGCCACAATCTGATCCCGCGCGCTCAGCCAGTCCGCATAGGCCTCGCAGAGAAGCTCAACACCGAAAGCGTCCGCCTCAGTGAGAACACCCATCCGGTCCAGAATGCCAACAGCCGCGTCCCAGGCCTCACGCCCGCGATCCGTCATGTGCCNAGGCGCAGAAGGAAGCTCACGCATTGGCTGCGGCTCCGATTTGTTTTCTCGGTCNGCCCGNTTTGTGCCNCGCACCACCTTGAGATGCGACGGCGTAGGCTTCCGCCCTTTACCCATAGTTGAGAATCCTTCGCAATTTTGACATGCAAAAAAGTTAGATACCCCCGCCGGTCCT